TATGGAGATAACATTTGTAGGACAACTACCACAAGACGATATGTCTAAGATGAGTATGGCTCAAATAGCCAGAGAAGGTCAAACACCATTGTTACCTGATATCTTTATTAGAGATAAAATACTTGGATTACAAGACACAGATAACATGGAAGACTCCATTAAAGAACAACAAGCAGAAAGGTCACTGCCTGAAGCTGCGTTATGGACTTTGTTGTCTGCGTCAGAAGAAAGAGGTAGACCAGACTTAGCACAATTTTATTACGGAGAGTTAATGCACTTGATGAACCAAAGAACTTTGGAAAGACAACAAGCAGAAATGGCATTACAACAAGCGGAACAAGCACAGCAACAAGCAACATTAGGAGGAGGTGGTGAAGGCATAGGTACAACTGGTGTCCCTCCACAAGTAAGACCTAACGCAATGACCGGAGCTCCTCCGCCAACACCTAACCCACAGGCAGCAGCTTTCGTACCACCCGGAACTCCTAGACCCGGAGCACAAACAGAAGAAGAAAGATTAACTAGAGAAGGCTTAGGACCTGAAGGAGAAATATAACATGGATTTTAACGAAGCATTAAAATTAGCAAGAGAAGGCAAATCAAACACATATATTGTTGAACAATGGTGGCGAAGCCTTGCTGAAGAAAACAATCTTAATCCTGACTCTGCACGAGAATTAGCCACGGCTCAAATGCAAACAATTCAAAAAATAATAGAAGACGAAAAAACACGTTCAAGTCGAGCAAAATCACAAAGAGAAATGGAACAATTAATGCAAGGTGAAACTGACGTTATTTTAGAAACAATGGCTTATCCTTCACTAAAAAATCTTCCTAAAATAGATCTGGTAACAACAGGGCAAGCTCAAGTAGCTAAAGCTATAGCAGAAAGAGGTGGCGGTGGAGCAATTTACAGAAATGTAAAAGGAATAAAAGATTTACCTGAAGAAGTAAGACCAAAAAATATATCTGATGAAGAGATAAAAGATTTAACAGATAGCGGACAAGGATGGTCTGTTTTAGATTTGAATTGGTACACAAAAGAAGAGTACATAGATATTATAAAACAACAAGGCGGAGATGAAGCCTTACAAAAACAAGCCGGAGAAGTTTGGGACAACAATGACGTTGTTAACTACGGAGCTGATATAACAGATATGGGACCGAAGTCAAAAGTAGGTGGCACAGATACAGATACAAAAACAGATACAGACACGCCTTCAGCAGCAGCTGCGGCAGCAGGAGCAGCAGGAGGAAAAGAGACAAAAGAAGCAGCACAACTCGATACCCCCACGCCTTCAAGCGTAGGTGGAATAATAGATACAGGATTAGACTACACAAAGTTAGCTGAATTAGGAATCACTCCTAGTCAACAAGCTAGAGCATTGCCAACTATGTTACAAGGAGGCACAAGCCCGTTTGTAGCTAGAGGGTATTCAAACATTTTACAAAACTATGCAGATATATTCCCAATGCTAATGATAGCAGGTCAAGTTCCTGGTTTTGGATTAGACGAAGGCGTAGAAGCAGGTATGTTAGATGAAAGCGACATGTCTACTTTGGCAAACCCAAAAGCGTTTGCCACTTTTATAAACCAAAAACCTGAAAAAATAGCTAATGATATAAAAACTACATTAGCATTATTAGAAAGTGCAAAAACAGCAAATGCGGCAGACCCTGAATGGGCTCTTAATAATAGCACAACACAACAAGGATTATTGTTAGAATTTTTTACAAACAACCCTGACCAATATAACAGAATTGGCGGAAAAGAATTAGCATTAAGACAAACGTTAGGAAAAATGGGCAAACCTAGATGGTTAGGCGATTTGATTTCTAATCAATTAGAAAAAAAATACAACCAACAATTGTTAATTGATCCTAACAAAATAGCTGAAGCTGGATTTTACAAAAACGCATTTGCTAATTTTACCACAGGCAACACATTACTAGACACTGAAGTAAAAACAGAAGGAATAAAAACAGCCACGTCAGGAGCAAGTCTTACAAGTAAAGATAAAAGTGAAGTAGCGTCAATAACAAAGGCAGGGCAAGGAATAGTACCTGCAACATCTGGATCAATAGATATGGATGCAGCAAATGCTGCAATGACTACGAATACAAGTAACAATACATTTAAGCCTTCCCCTGATGCTAACATGAGTACTTCAGATAAATTCCTCGAGGCAGAATTTAAAGCAATTAAAGAACAAGACAAATTTGATGCACGTAACAACGCTACACCTGCTAAAACATTTGATCCAACTTCAAATATTAATACAGGTTCAGACATTGAACAAGACATACCCGCTGGGGTGACAGGAACAACTTTAGACAATGACAAATCATCTCCAACTTTTGGCATGATGGTTACATATGAAGACGGGGTTAAGACATCAGCGTATAAAATAGATATGATAACGGGACAAAAATTTATGTATGATCCTATGACCGGACTGTTGTCAAGTCAACAAAGCGGTAGAATTGATCCTAATACAGGAGCTACTATGAGCATATTAGGAAATCCTAATAGAATTAACACTGACATTCCCGTGTTAGGAGCTGGCGTAAATAACATGTTTCAGCCATCCGATCCTAATATAAATCCTGTAGCCACAGGACCTGCTCCAACCGCTGCTAGGGCTGCAGAATTAATAAAGTTAGCAGGTATCCCACCTAACCCAAATGCAGCACTAAGCTCTACAGAGCCAAGTTCTCCATTGAATCCAAGTGGGGGTAATCTTGACCTTAACAAACCTAAAACAATAGCAAGCAGAGAAGACGAAGAATTAGATAAATTTTTAGAACAAGGGGAGTGGTTATATTAAATGGGTATGATGAGAGAAGACTTTACACAAGCACAAATAGAAAACCAATGGGAAGATCTTTTTGGAAGATCAGGAATGTCAACTCCTTTAGATATTAGAGCACAAAGAGAAAGACAAAGAACAGCAACTAATCCATTTTCTAGTTTTTTGCCAAGTGGTATGGGAGCAGAGATAGCTGAACAGTTTTTGACAGAAACTCCAGAAGCAGTTTATTACAGCTCTCCTGTAGCAGAAGCATTTACCAGAGAAGGAATTACGGGAAGAGAGTTTGATTTAAGAGGCGGAGCTATGCAAGGAGCAACTCCAGCTAAAGAAAGATTTTATAGACAAAGTTTTTCAGATATATATAACAGATACTTAGGCGAACTAGGAAAACAAGCAAGAGAAGGAGAGTTGCCTACCATGTCATTTAGAGAATACATGGCAACTGACCCGCTAACAACTAGATATCAAGAAATGCTCCCACAAGACAGAGCATATTTTGGGTCGGCATCTACTCAACAATTTGCTCCAAGAACAAGACAAATTTTTTATTAAGGTAAGCTATGACAAACGGACCAGTAACAAGTAAATTCGTACCATCTCCTCCACCATCAAACAGTCAACTTCCAACAAGTCCAAGTGTAAAAAGCGGAGTTTGGAATTGGTTAACTACTCCTTTGGTTTCAGAAGAAACAGCAGATAAAGCTCCGGAATGGATAAGACCATTAGCAAGATTTGGAGCAAAGTATTTTACTGACCCTTTAACATTGGGAATTACTGTAGGAACTGCGGGATTAGGAGGACCTGCGGCATTAGGGCTAAGAACAGCAGCTAGAGGATTACCATC